CTTTTTTGGTGCAATCCTCGAAAGGTGCCTGTTTATAACTTCCTCCGTCGAAGGGCAACACACTTAACCCATTGTAAACTTTGCGATTTGCCCACATCCAATCGCGCACCTCGTCCCACTCGCCTTCGCGAATACTAATGGTGGCAGAAACGTTGTGTGAGTTTTGTCCCCGTCGGTGGCCCGGGCGCACCCAGTCGGCGCTGATGGTCTTCACTCGATCAAGCAGATCTAAAGCGGACTCTTCTCGTAAAATAGCCATGGCCGGGGCTTTTTGCGGAACGCTGATTACAGCTGTGTCATGGGGGCGGAAATACTCGTCCTCAACTAATTCAGGATTGTTGCGGGACAAATAGCCATAAATGGCTTCGTTTTTGCCCACGCGGATACGGCGAATATAGTGTTCATTGTGCCACGCGTGAATGCCGCTTGAAGTTCCTAAAACCAAACTGGTGGTGCCCGCGGGTTTTACACAAGTGGTACGCGCTGCGCGTCGGATGCCTATCAAGTCGGCAACTCTTTTATTCTCTGCGTCGACAATTTTTGCGGCTGACTTCATGTCTAGGCGTATAACCGCGCCAGAGGCAATACCTGTCATACTTACCCCGATGAGCGCATCTTTTTCAGTGTTACGCTTCCACACATCGCGTAAATAATGAAAATCAGTGTAACTAGCCTGCAAGGTTGCAATGAAAGTGGCCGCTCTGACCCTAGCCTCGTAGTCGCTCTGGCCAATCAAGTCGCTAGCGTTAACTTCGACCAAATTGCAGAACTGATAGGGGCGTAGGCCGATTTCACAACACGGGTTTGTTCCCCAATCTTTATCATTCGAAAAATAAAACCCGGGCTCTCCGGCCTTACTAGCGCGGACGCGATCCCACAGGCCCATGAAAAACTCTTTGGTAATAAGATGTCGCATGAGAACGACCGAATTGTTGGCGCGGCCGCGTTGAGGGTGTTTCTCCCACCAATTCCCGGCCTTCGCAGAAATCATTTCGCTATCGTCGGCACTAAAAAGGGAAATCAATGCGGCGCGGCGGATTCCTCCCGCTAACACAGCATCAGCGATGTGGCACACAATATCATGCACTTCAATAGGGGTAAGCTTGTCTCCCGTTTCTTTATGCGAAAAGAGACCTTCCAGTTTAACGAGACACTCCCGAAGTGGTTGGGGTCCGGGGGCTTTACCTCCCGAAGTCAGGAGGGCTGTCCCTTTGGGTCGAATATCGCTATAGTCAAAGCGGACTTTGGAGCCCCCATAGAAATAAGACTTCATTAAAACTTTTACAGCGTCTGCCCATCCTTCAATAGAATCAGCAATGAGGTGGCGTCGGGTCCGCTTTGGGTTGGGTTTCTGAATTTCGGGCAGCTTGTCGACATGATGAAACTGGACGCTATAGCCAACGCCGGTGCCGCCTAACAACAAAAACATCACCTCGCTGAAAGATCTCCAGTCATCGATGGGGAGGTAGGCGCAGTTAAAAATTCTGTTTGGGGCGACCTCAATGGGCTTGCCTCCGAACTGCATTGATCGCATTGAGGGAAGAACCTTTTTATTATAAACAAAGCGGTACGCCAGTTCAATCTCCTCTTTAAGCTGGGGGAATTTTTTAATATGCATCTTCATGTTACGAGTCACCAATTCATCCCAAGTTTCGCGGCGGCGGAGATGGGAGTCATAACGCGCATATTTCATATGTACTGTAATATCTGAAAGAATGTCCTTGGTCAATTGGTTTGTCATTGTAGCGTGTCTCCTGTGTCTGTGCCTCTTAGCCAATTTGCTGGGCGCGCTGCGCCTGGTAAATTCGGCGCGCCTCGTCCTTGTCTTTTTTCTCTTTGTTTATCTTTTCTTTACGTTGTACTTCTTGTACATCCTCTTGTTCCAGCACTTTGATCGTCACAGTGCTCGGATCCATAAAAACCGAATATATCATCGCATCGGGGCCGTTTCTATTTTTAGCAACGAATATGCGTCCAATGTTGCAATTTTTATCTTTAATGGTGCGCGATAAGCTAATAATAAAATCGGCCACGAAGCACTTGTTGAAGGCCTCGGAAATAGATTCCATTGTGATGACCTCCTCGTTAAGCCCCTTCCGGTTGGTTTGGGAAGCGGTAACAACTGGGCATTTAAATTCTTGGGCCAGGGCGCGCAGATCTTCATAAATGGACTCCAAGTCATGACGCTTTTCGCTATTCTTATTGCCTCCCGATGGGCGCACCAAATCTCCATAATCTAAAATGATCATGTCGATCGGCATCTCGTGTTGTCGAATTTTTTCGAGATGGTTTTTGATCATGCCTATGGTCGCTGACTTGGTAGGATATTCCTTTACAATCAGTTGGCCGTCCACCTCTTGAATTTGTTCTAAAATCTCCTCCTTTTTATCTAGCAAGTGATTTAGATTGTAACCCGTAATACAAGCATCATAACGCTTGGCTACCGCGGTGTCGGCCAGTTCTAGCGTAATGTGAACAACATTTTTCCCCTGCTTAAGCGCTTGCGCTCCGAAGTGTACCAATACGTGGGACTTTCCTGCTCCCGTGGGTGCGATTACAACTGTCAACTCCCCGGTTCCAAGGCCGCCATGGGTAATTTTATCAATCTTGTGCCAGCCCGTAGAGATTGGATTGCGGGCTTTGATTAAAAACCTTTCCTCAAAGTCTTTAATGTAGTCGTATCCATAGTCATTATCGAGCCCCATATGGAGGGCGTCAGTGATAAGCTTCTCAATCTCTTCAAAGGAACAGCGATTGATAAGAGGCACCGATTTCATAATAGCGTCTTTGAGGACTTGCTTCTTGCAGAAATCAAGGGCTTTCGATTTAGTATATTCCCGATCAGCAATATCCTCGTCCGCGGCAAGACGAACGAAAAAGTCTCTTACTTGTTTTTGAAGAACCGGGCTTTCATCTTCAAGGTCTGAGCGAAATATCGCGGTCAAGGCCTCGTTAGAAGGGTGGACCTCGTATTCTTGCTTATAGCTAAAAAGCTTCTTTGTAAATAATTGTAAGTACTTAAGCTCAAAAAATCCTACGTCGAGAACCTCTTGTATTTGGTCGCAAAATGTCCGATCATAAAGTAATAGCTTGCACAAGTTCTCTTGAAAGCTTTTCCCAAAAACCCCTAAATTTTCCATGTCACCTCTAGTTTCTTAGGACACCATTATACTACAGTGGGAAGAAAAAATCAAGCCATTTGTTGTATCGGTATATATAATTATCCACATAAAAACGCATTAAGAAAACTATTTTTCATCCTTCTTGTAACCTGCGGATATGATAAGAAAAAAAATTAGTACTCCCGGTAGGACTTGAACCTACGGCCGGGCGGTTATGAGCCGCTTGCTCTACCAACTGAGCTACGGGAGTATATCATCTTTCACCAGGCAAACAACTTCTGACTCTGTTTCAATCCAAACTCTTGCTCCGCATGGGAGCGGCTTGTCTGGTGAGTATATAACTTTACACGGACCGTCGATTATTGCTTCGTGGCAATAGTCATTTGACTTATAGGTTTTAACTGTAAGCACAGGCTCCCTTTCGTCGTTCTTTTTATTGCTCCGAATTATATGCTGGTTGACGTGTATTCGTTTTTTCATTTAGCGTGACCGTACCCAACGGCATTCGCGTCGCCTCTCGCCCTTTTTGTTTACCTTTGTGGTGCACACCTCGTGATACTCCTCATAAGGTTGCAGTGTTCGAACGCCGACGGCAGGGTAAGGGAGGCGACAGCCGGCTGAGAAAGCCAAAAGCGCTCCAATTATAATAATTCTTTTCATTTGCTTTTCCTTTTTTTGCGCAGGCAAAATGATTTAAAAGTGGTAATTAAATCAAGCCAGCTGTAATCAGATATCCCGTCTTCAAGCATCATCAAGTCCATTTCGGATTTATTAAATAGATACTCAAAATTCTCGATAGTCCAGTTAATCTTTTGTTTGGTCTGCACGGACATGCTCGGCGCATATAGTTGCATGAGGCCGTAATTATCCGCAATCATATCTTGCTTCTCGCAAATAGTCTGATACGCCTTGGCTTTAGACTCTTGATTTTCGCAGAACTCCACTAGATCCGTCAGCGTGACGCTCTTTTCTTCTTTGAAGAAGGGAAAGCGCTTAGATACCGTTTTTAGGCCAATCCCGCCCACACCCGCAAGATTGTCGGAGCGGTCGCCGGCGATGGCACGGGCCATTGCAAAATTGGTGGGGTGAATACCGTATTCTTCTAAAATGTTATTTTTATTAAGATATTTCTTTTGAATGGGTCGGTGAAGAATGGTTTTCTCATCCAGCAGCTGGAAGAAGTCTTTATCGCTTGACACGATCACCTTTTCCCACTCTTTAAAAGGCGAATACTGACCCACATAGGAGATGATATCGTCAGCCTCTACCTCGTCGGCCA